ACATTTTATATAGGAAGTCCTGCGGGAACGGGAGCATTACCTATTGCTGGATTTGAATCATTTAATCGATCTATTCTTGCGTTTGATCGTTCAAATGCGGCATTTGCAGCAGCAAATAGTACACTTTTAAATATTATAGCTGCTTATGATCACGCAAATAGTGCTTTTATTCGAACGAATGCGGCATTTATTCACGCAAACAGTGGATTTATTCAAGCCAATGCAGTATTTACACACGCTAACTCTGCCTATCAATCGCAAAATGCAACAGGTCAGTATGCTAATGCAGCATTTACGGTTGCTAATGGTGCATTTATTCATGCAAACTCAGGATTTATTCATGCTAATGCAGCGTATTTGTCACAAAATGCAACTGGCAATGTAGCCAATGCCGCTTTTGTTCATGTCAATACTGCTTTTAATGTTGCCAATTCTGGATTTATTCAAGCTAACGCTTCCTTTAATCACGCTAACGCTGCTTTTGCTTCCGCAAATAATGTAGCACCACAGGTTCAACCAGCATTTAATACTGCTAATGCCGCATTTATACACGCTAATTCTGGATTTATAAAAACAAATTCAGTATTTGATCATGCGAATGCAGCTTTTGCTAACGCCAATGGTGCTTTTGCTTCTGCAAACGCTGCATACATTCAGGCCAATAGTGGATTTATAAAAACAAATTCAGCATTTGATCATGCAAATGCAGCTTTTGCTTCTGCGAATAATGTAGCACCACAGGTTCAACCAGCATTTAATACTGCTAACGCTGCGTTCTTACAAGCAAATTCTGCCATAGTTCATGCTCAATCGGCATTTAATAAAGCAAATAACGCCGATATAAATGCACTGTCAGCAGGAGCGTATGCCAACACATCTTTTGTTCATGCCAACGCATCTTTTGTTCATGCCAACGCATCTTTTACTGCCACTAATGCCGCATACGCTCACGCTAACTCTGGATTTATACAAGCAAATTCGGGATTTGATCATGCAAATGCAGCTTTTGCTTCTGCGAATAATGTAGCACCACAGGTTCAACCAGCATTTAATACTGCTAACGCCGCATTTATTCATGCTAATAGTGCATTTATTCAAACAAACTCTAGTTTTAATCATGCAAATGCTGCTTTTGCTAACGCCAATGGTGCTTTCGTTAAATCAAATGCTGCGTATGATCACTCAAATAGTAGTTTTACTCAGGCTAATGCTGCATTTGTACATGCCAATAGTGCTTATCAATCACAAAATGCTACTGGTCAATATGCAAACGCAGCGTTTATTCATGCAAACTCTGGATTTATTCAAGCCAACGCAGCATTTATACACACTAATAGTGCCTATCAATCACAAAATGCGACCGGTCAATATGCAAATGCAGCGTTTATTCGTGCAAATAATTCCGTTGATGCAAACAACGGCGGTACAATTACTGGTAATCTAACAATTACGAAAAATTTATTTGTTGGTAATGTATTTGTCACCGGTCAAACATTTAGTATTAGTGCTGGCACGCTTGTTTCAAATGATACGGTTATTATATTAGGTGAAGGCAACTATTATAGTGATACGAAAGATTTAGGTTTTGCTGGTCATTACAATGATGGCACAAATGCACATTCAGGTTTTATTCGTGACTCTGTAACAAAAGAATGGTATCTATTTAAAGATTATACACCAGAAGTTGGCACAAATAATAATATTGATATTAACGATGCTTCATTTAAAGTTGATACATTAAATGCAAATTTGCGTTCAACTCATATTTTGGTAAAAGGCATTGATGTACTACCAAGAACAAACATCATTTTTGATTCGGTAAATGCGGCATTTATTCACTCTAATTCTGGATTTCATCATGCAAATGCTGCATACTTGTCACAAAATGCGACTGGTCAATATGCAAATGCAGCGTTTACGATTGCTAATGATGCTTTTATACATGCAAATAGTGGTTTTATACAAATAAATGCTGCATTTAATCACGCAAATTCTGCGTATGAGTCTCAGAATGCAACGGGTCAATATGCCAATGCTGCTTTTGCAAACGCTAATGGTGCTTTTGCTAAATCTAATGCTGCATATAATACTGGTAACTCAGCATTTATTCACGCTAACTCTGCATTCTTATATGCAAATACATTAGCAGGTGGTGCAGCAATTGATAATGTCGCACGTGATGTGGCAAACTCTGCATTCATAGTTGCAAATAGTGGATTCATTCAGGCAAATGCGAGCTTTATTCATGCGAATTCTGCTTATGCTGATTTAAACACAGTTGCAATTTACGCAAACACATCAAGTGATAAAGCAAATTCAGCAGCAATTTATGCTAATGGTGCGTTTAATCAAGCAAACTCTGTTTATTTACCGTCAGTTACTCGTTTAAGTGTAACAAACAGTGGTGCCGCTGCGTATCTGTTTGATCAATATTCTGGTAACAATCCAACTCTTTATGTTTCTGGCGGAGAAACAATAGCGTTTGCTTTGAATGTCAGTGGTCATCCGTTTATGATTCGTGTTTCATCTGGTGGATCAAACTACAGCACTGGATTAACTCATGTTGCAACAAATGGAACTGTTAGCACAGATTCTGGAGCACAAGGACAAGTAGCAGGAACATTGTACTGGAAAGTTCCTTTTGATTTAGTTGGTTCCACTTACGTGTATCAATGCAGCATACACGGTGGTATGGTTGGAAGTATTGTTATTCAACAACCAGCCTCTCTTGTTGCTGCAAATACTCAATTTGCTTTTAATCAATCCAATGCTGCATTTATGGTTGCAAATTCTGGATTTATACAAGCAAACTCTTCGTTTATACATGCTAATAGTGCCTATCAATCGCAAAATGCCACTGGTCAATACGCAAATGCAGCGTTTGTTCGTGCGAATAATTCATTAGATGCCAATAATGGTGGCACTGTAACAGGTAATGTTACTGTTACTGTAAACATTACTTCTGGTAACGTTATTGTTTCTGCTGGTGGTCAGTTAGTATTTCCCGATGGAACAAGACAAAATACTGCTGCTAGTGGAACTGGTGCAGATTCGTTTGCCCGTGACGTTGCAAATGCATCTTTTAATCACGCAAATTCTGGGTTTATTCAAGCAAATGCTGCATTTAATCACGCAAATTCTGCTTATACGAGTCAAAATGCAACTGGCCAATATGCAAATGCAGCGTTCATTCATGTAAATTCTGCATTTGCTTTTGCTAACACAATATCTGGTGGAGCCGCTATTGATAACGTTGCACGTGATGCTGCAAATTCAGCTGGCATATATGCTAATGCAGCATTTGTTGTTGCTAACTCAGGCTTTATTCAAGCAAACTCTGCTTTTGATCATGCGAATTCTGGATTTATTCAGGCAAATGCTGCGTTCAATGCTGCTAATAATGCCACTGGTGCTAACGCTGAAGTAAGTACATTCACTACAACATCAAACGGTGCAGTTTCCACATATGCTTTAGGATTTACACCGGCATCTAATACAGCCGTAATTGTTTCGATTGGTGGGGTTGTTCAAACTGAACTTGCCGACTACGTTGTAAATCCAGCCAATAGTTCTATTTCTTTCGATGCGCCACCACCTGCTGGCGAAACTATTCGTGTTGCAGGATTTATTAATGTAAATCTTTATACACTTGATGTTGCAAACTCTGCTGGTGCAATTGTAGTTTCGTACAATGGTATTGGCGATGGCTCAACACAAGGCTTTGATATTGGATTTAGACCAGAATCCGGTAATACAATTTTTGTTTCGATTGGTGGTATTTTACAACCTGAAAGTGCATTTACAGTAAATCCATCTACAAATACTGTTACATTTGGCACTGCTCCGGGTGTAGGTGAAAATATTCGTGTTGTTGGATATGACAAGGTAAATCCATATTATGTTCAGTATGTAAGTTCAAATGTCTCTGTATCTACATTTGAAACAACTGCGAACGGTAATTATACAACATTTAATCTCGGATTCTTGCCACAAGCACGTGAAGTATTGATTGTTTCTGTTGATGGTGTTATTCAGCCAATCACATCATATACTGTTAATAACATTCAACAAACAATTACATTTGATGGTGCGCCTGCTAATGGTGAACTGGTACGTGTCATTACAATGTACACGACAGCAAATGCTTTTATTACACCAGATGGTTCAATTGGATTAGTCAAACTTGATGCTGAAGTAGTTAATTTAATATACAATTCAAGTAATGTAGCAAACAACATTTCTAATACTGCTAATCTTGCAATCGCAAATGTTCAGTCTTCAGCAAATGCAGCAATCGCAAATGTTCAGTCTTCAGCAAATGCGGTTCTTGCCAACGTTGCAAGCACTGCTGCTTCTACTGGAAAGGCAATTGCTATGGCTCTTGTATTTGGGGGATAATAAATGCCGTTACAAACAGTAGGATCAGCAAGAATAGCAAACAATGCAATTACGACTATTAAGATAGCGGATTATGCCGTTACAAATACTAAGTTTGCAAATAATTCTATCACAGTAGAAAATATATCGGCTGATACTTTACCGAATTATGATTTAGATGATGTATCATATCTTGCTGATGGTAGAACTTTGAACTTTCCACTTAGATATAACACATCAAATGTATCGGTTAAAGATGCAACAAGTTTAATGGTAATTGTAAATGGCACCATACAGAAACCTTATGCAAATACCTATGGTTCGAATACTTGGATAACTAACATCTATGCACCTGATGGTGGTTACATGTTAGATAGTGATGGAACAATTCGTTTTTCTGAACCTGTGCCGAACGGCTCAACAATTCAAATACGAATTGTACCGAGTATAGCAAACACCGTGCAAAGAACATACCCCTACCGACCAGTTGATATTATGGTTGGTGACTAAAAGACTAAATAGTAGAGATTTTCAAAAAATAAACGATTACCCAATCATTTGGAGTCAAAATGGCTAGAAAAGTATTATCTGATACATACTATTCGTTCACACCGTCAACTAGAACGATTGTATTTAATCAAATCATTCAAAAAGAAAGATTCGTTCTTATTACGAATCTAAACACGAATCAGGTAATCTACAATTTTTCAGACCCAAATCTGAAAATTACCTCATATTCAACATCGACTAACACAAGTACCGGAGTGGCAACAACAAGTGTTGTCCTTCAGTACAATACCGCTTCAATGTCGGCGACAGATGATTTGCAAGTGGTTATTGATGAGTTCGAAGAAACATTTAAACCATCGGAACTTTATACCGATCCAGTAAACAAGTTTAGAACAAGTGAACCACAAGCACTGATTGATACTGACTTTGAGTATTCAACTCAGGCTACTAAGTGGGAAACGGTGTCACTTGTCAATAATCGACCATATGCATATCAGAACACTTCTGCTAATACAATTACTGCACTCGGTGGTCCTTTGAATGTAACATCAATATTGGTTAATTCTAACTCTAGCATTGTTACTGTTTATACAGCAAATACAGTTGCCGTGAATACTCCAATTTTTGTTGCTGACACTGGGTGGGGTCCAGCAGACGGAACATTTATGGTTGATTCCGTAACTCCTGGTCATGCCATTCGATACACCACAAAACAGCGTTACATTAACACTGCCGCACCTTTAGTCAATAGCGCAAACATCAACATTCCGGGTGTCACATCTGTTGCAAACGGATCTGTATTCTCACGATCAAACATTGGTGTTGCAAACATTAATTTTATAAGCACTTTTGCAAACGGCCAAATTACAACTACTCAACCTCATGGACTTTCAATAGGTAATGAAGTTATTATTCAAGGTGCTTTTGCTGCTACATCAGGTACACCAAATGGTACATATACAATTACCGGTGTTTACTCTAATACCACATTCCGTATTGATTCGAACGTTACTCCGGTAAGTGCAGCAGGAATTAGTTCGTCACTTGCAAACCTGTTCTCATCGGGTCGCTCAACTGTTGTGCATCGTGCATATGATGGTGGTGTTGAGTTTGGTACCGCAGCAGAAGGCCATAATAATCAACTGATTCGTCAAACACGCCGTTACTTCCGTTATCAGTCCGGTAAGGGCATTCAAATGTCAACTGGTACATTGATGAAACCAGCAATGCGTGTTGATAGCATCACAAGCTCAGGTGTTCTTGTGACGGTCAAAACAAAAGAGCCACACTTTTTGGATGCAAACGTTTCTATTTCGGTTTCAAACTGTAATGAAACCGCATATAATGGCACATTTAATGTACTTGAGACTTTAGACCCTTATACATTTCGATATGTTGCAAATAGCACACCATCTTCTTCTACAGCAACAGGTTTGTATCGTGTGAATGTAAACTCTTGGTATGGTGCTATCAATCGTGTCGGTATGTTTGATGAACAAAACGGTTTATTTTTTGAATATGATGGCACAACATTATATGCTGTTCGTCGCTCTTCTACATTTCAGTTGTCTGGATTTATTAGTGCAAATACGTCAAATACACAAATTGATGGTGTAAACGTTAATGGAGTTACGACAAAGTTTTCAACAGAACTCGATGTTGGAGATTATATTGTAATTAAAGGTATGTCATATCGTGTTATTCAAATTGTTTCAGACACAAGATTGCATGTTTCTCCAGCATATCGTGGAGAAACACCTGTGTTACAGGGTGTGGCAAACAAAACAATTGATTTTAAGCATCCACAATCTGAATGGAATATAGATCGTTGCGATGGAACAGGTCCTTCTGGATATAATTTAGATTTGGGTAGAATGCAAATGCTTTACCTAGATTATTCATGGTATGGCGCTGGTTTTGTTCGTTGGGGGTTCCGTGGATCAGATGGTAATATTTTTTACTGTCACAAAGTAATAAACAACAACGTAAATTATGAAGCATATATGCGTTCTGGTAACTTACCAGGTCGATACGAAACAAATACCTTCTCACGCAGAACAAAACTTCAAGCATCACTTGCTTCTGGTGATAGTACAATGAACGTTGCCAATGCAGTTGCTTTCCCGTCAGCAGGTACATTATGGGTATACGGTAACGGCTTGAGTGAGTTTGTCAACTATAATGGTGTGACAAATAATTCACCAGCTGGTTGGACATTTAATAATCTCACACGTGGTCAAACAGGTGCTACCATCAATTGTATTATGTCCACTACAAGTGCTGTAGTAAACTTAGTAGCGGGACAAAGCACAACAGGTATTCAACCAGGGATGTATGTAAGCAATGCTAATATTCCAAATACCGCAATTATTACCTCTGTTAATCCTGGTGTATCAATTCAGTTGTCGCAAGCACCACAAATTGGTGGCACAGGTCTTGTAACGTTTATACCAATGGGTAACGTAGCACAGACGTTTACTTACAGCGCCACATCACCTGTGACGGTTGAACTTCATGCGCCAGGTTATTCACCTAGATTGAGTCATTGGGGTACTTCTGTAATTATGGATGGTCGTTATGATGACGATAAATCTTTTGTGTTTACTCAAGGTACTTCGATTCCGAGAAGTATTCCTACTGGTCAACGTATGGCACTACAAAGTTTCCGTATTTCACCATCAGTCAGTAATGGAGTTCAGGGTATAAGACTTGGTGATCGTGAAATTATAAATCGTATGCAAATGACACTACGTTCTTTAGGGCTATTATCAGGCGGTCAGTTCTTAATCGAAATTGTGTTGAACGGCTCTGTTGCAAACGCTACTCCACAATGGGCTTCAGTTGGTGGTTCTAGTCTTGTACAGTACATTAATCATGGAGCAGATACTAGAATTGAAGGTGGTGAAGTTATTTCCGGCTTCTTCACTAACTCATCAGGTGGTTCAACAAACTTGACAACAACTGCTGTTGAGTTGAAAGATGTTCGTGATTTAGGTAATAGTGTTCTTGGTGGTGGTACAGCGGAACCTAATCGAAACTTTTATCCCGATGGACCTGACATCATTACAATTTGTGCCCGTAATGTTGGTACAGCAGCAGCAACAATTTACTCTAGATTGTCGTGGACAGAAGCACAAGCATAAATGTTATCAGTAACTACGCTACCAATACTGCAAGCCGTAAATGAAAAGAATGAGTTTTATTTTGGCTTGCAGCCAGGTTTATCTGGAAGAGCAGGTGTTGAATATGTAAATCGTAGCATTTCGTTCAACCCTGCTTCCAACACCATTACTATTGGTGTCACACTAAACCTTGCACGAAACACTGTCAATGGTGTAGCTATTGCTGAGTCATCACTACCATCAACAAAACTTTTACCCGTTAGTCGTTTATTAGAAAATGCTTATCTAATACCAGGTTCAGCAAATGGCAATGTAAGCATATATGTTGGTGACAGTTCAGTGTATTATTTGACAGGCAACACATCAGGAAATGTTACATTTGATTTGCGTGTGAGTCCTCAAGTGCCTCTTGACAGTTTGATGGGAAATGGCCAGTCACTTACAACTGCCTTTATAGTAACACAGGGTGGTGGAATACAGTATTTGGCTAATCTATCAATTGATGGTGTGTATCAAGCGAATAGTACAAGATGGAGTGGTAATAGCAGACCAACTTATTCAGCGTCACTCACTAGTCAGCAGTTGGATGTTTACACCTTTACAACAATAAAAACAGGAGCCAATACTTATTCAATATTAGGTTCACGAACATCATATGGTTTTGGTTAAGTAAATGGCAGAACAAAAAGTAGAATCTGGTCGTATAGCAGACGGCGCCATTCTTGGAAACAAGATAGCGTCAAATGCCATTCGTGCAAACAATATTGTTGCTGGCCAAATCACTGGTAATTTGATTGCTGCACAAACAATCACTGGTGATGATTTGGCGCCAAATGCCATTCGTGCAAACAATATCGTAGCAGGTCAGATTACAGGTAATTTAATCGCAAATAACGCTGTTTCTGGAAACAATATCGTATCACCTCCAGACATCTTTGACGATGTGTTTTTGTTTGGAGGTATGTAAATGATTCAAAAAGTTCGTTCACCACTATTAGGAACGTCAAGTATTACTGGTAATTTAATTGGTGCTACTGCTGTTTCTGGTAATAATGTAACTACAAATGCTATTCGTGCTAATAACATTGTAGCGGGGCAAGTTGCAGGTAATACGCTTGCAGCAAATCTACAAATATCTTTGACACAGGTTTTTGAAACTGCCAATGTTTATACGACAGCAGTTGGTGGTAACGTCAACATTGATTTACAAAATAACACAGTGTATTTCTTCTCTTCAAACACCACTGCGAATGTGACATTCAATCTAAGAGCAAATACACAAAATACTCTTGATTCTCAATTGTCAATAGGTCAATCAGTGACCACAGCAATTTTACTGAAACAAGGTGCAACAAGATATCGTGCGAATGTTTATGTTGATGGCACGTTACAATCACCTTTTTATTTGGGCAATTCAGCGCCTTCTCATGCAACAACGCAACAGGAATCAATTGACATTTATTCGTTCAATATTATAAAAACGGCAGCGAATACATATACAATATTGGCAGCAAACTCTAATTTCCAAAAAGCGGCAAATCAGAATCCATAAAATATGGCAACTATAAACACAAGACAACAATTCAAAGATTACTGTTTGCGCCGACTTGGTTGGCCTGTAATCGAAATTAACGTAGACGATGATCAAGTAGATGATCGTATTGATGATGCCATAGCATTTTGGCGTGACTATCATTATGATGGAACAGAAAAACTGTTCATGAAACATCAAATTACACAAGAGGATATTAATCGTCGATGGATTTATTGTCCAGATGCCATACAATTTGTTATTGGTATTTTTCCGTTTGATCAATCAAACGCATCAATCAATATGTTTGATTTGCGTTATCAGTTACGCCTACACGATCTATATGACTTTACTTCAGTGTCGTATGTGTCATATGAAATTACTATGCAGCATTTGCGTACACTGAATCTATTGTTCTCTGGTACGCCACAGTTTCGTTTTAATCGTCACCAAAACAAAGTGTTTCTTGACATTGATTGGACACGTGATGTAGAACCAGGTGACTTTGTTGTAGTTGAATGTTATCGTCTATTAAAACCCGATACAGTTACGTTAACGGGCACAGTTACAGGTGATCCATCATCAAATACAATTGTAGGATATGGCACAAAGTTTGATCAGGAAATTGTACCGTTCGATTTTATTACGATTGGTTCAGAATCAAAACAAGTTGGAAATATTGAATCACCAACAAGTCTTACTTTAATTGGACCGCCCACACTAACACATAGCAATTCTTCTATATCAATTGAAGGTATTACTGATGTATGGAATGATCGCTTTCTAAAACAATTAGCTACCGCAAAAATCAAAAAACAATGGGGTAATAATCTTAAAAAGTTTGAGGGTATTCAAATGCCGGGTGGTGTAACTCTTAATGGTCAAAAGATTTATGATGAAGCCGTTGAAGAAATTAAAGAAATGGAAGAACAAATTTATATGATGGGTTCATTACCATCTGAAATCTGTACTGGATAATGACCACTAATTTTTATTTTAATAATTTTCCAAGCCGTCTTGCAGATGCTCCAATTACATCAGAGCAACTGCTTGTGGAAAATCTTGTCATCGAAGCACTCAAGATTTATGGTCTTGATGTATACTATTTGCCACGTTCTACACGTGATCAAGTAGATTACTTATTTGGTGAAGATGTTCTTAAAGAATATCGCACTGCACATCCAATTGAAATGTACATAGAAAATATAAACGGTTTTGACGGCGATCAAGATTTTATTTCAAAATTTGGTTTAGAAATTCGTGATGAATTAACATTACTTGTTTCACGACTACGATTTAGATATACAGTCAATGGATATACAAGACCAAATCAAGGTGATTTAATTTATATACCAATGACAACTTCTTTTTTTGAAATTACTGATGTCGAATCTGAAATTAATCAAGCAATGTTTTACACATTAGGTCGTGGTCGTGGTGGTAATATATATGTGTATGCGTTAAAGATGAAACAATTTTATTTCTCTAACGAAATTATTGAAACTGGTATTGCCGATGTTGATAATAATATTCGCGACTACTATAATAAACTTCGTATTTCGTTAGGTTCAGGTTCAGGTAAGTTTCTTAATGATGAAATTGTATATCAAGGTTCCAATGTTTCGTCGGCCACAGCACAAGCATTAGTTTATGATTTTCAACCAAATTCTTATATTGATGTATATCGTATGCAAGGTGATTTTACTACGTCAGCCAACGTAAAAGGTAACACAAGTTCTGCTCAATGGACGGTGACAATTGCATCTGATGCACCACTACAAAATACACCATTCGAAGATATTATTGACAACGCACGTGTCGAAGCAGCTAGTGATGGCATTATTGACTTTACCGAAGTAAATCCGTTTGGAGAACCTTAATGTTAGGTAATGCTCAATTTTATCATCGTACTATTCGTAAAATGGTGGTTGTATTTGGCACAATGTTTAATGATCTTGAGATTGTTCGATACACGCAGTCTGGTACAGCAAAAGAAAAACTGAAAGTGCCGTTATCATATGGACCCAAAGAACGCTATCTAACACAGATTACTTCTGATCCGAATCTAATTAAATCGGTTAATTCTGTAATACCAAGAATGTCATTTAATCTTGACAGTCTTGAGTATGATGTAAGTCGTAAACAGATTTCAACGTTACAAAACTTTGCTTCTACTACAAACACAAATGTTGCCACACAATATGTTCCTGTGCCATACAATTTTGAGTTTAGTCTTTCAATTTTTGTTCGTAATACCGAAGATGGCACACAAATACTAGAACAGATTTTACCGTTTTTTACACCAGACTTCAGTGTTGTGGTAGACTTTATACCCGCAATGAATCAGAAGTACACAGTGCCAATTATACTTAATTCTGTATCATCTACAGTTGACTATGAAGGAGGAATATCTGACGGTACGACAAGAATAATTATGTGGGATTTAACGTTTACTGCTAAGAGTTTTATTTGGCCACCTGTTAAATCTAACAAAATTATTCATCAAGCAAATACAAATCTCAATATTGATCTTACTTCTCAACTTATACAAAAAGTTTACGTTGACTACGCTAATGGTAATAATGTATTTACCACAGGAGAAACGATTCGTGATTCAGCTAATGGTTTCTTGGGCACAGTAGAGTATTTTAGTAATACTTCGCTAGGCACATTGGTAATTACTGGCGGCAATAAGTACATTGAATCTGGATATACTTTGTCTGGTGATTACTCTGGTGCTAAGTATAACGTATCTACAACTGATATAAGTTCAATTAATGCCGTTGCAATAATTACAGAACCTAAACCAAACACTGCTGCGCCACCAGAAGACTTTGGTTTTATCGAAACAATTAAAGAATGGCCTGATACATTATGAAAAAATTAAATAAAAATTTATCTGAAATTTTTGATATAGAACCTATTAAAGAAAAAACAATAGAAACATTGCCTATTGTAATTGAAGAACCAACAAATCAGATTGATGCTGATGCCGAGTTTGCTCGTAACAATATGCGTAAACTTATTAATAATGGTAATAAAGCACTAGATGAATTATCATTTGTTGCAAATCAGTCAGAGTCACCAAGAGCATATGAAGTCTTAGCCACAATGATGAAGAATCTGGCCGAGATGAATAAAGACTTGTTAGAAATTCAGAAACGTAAAAAAGAACTTGTACCTCAATCTGAATCTAACAAAGGAGTTAATATAGATAAAGCAGTCTTTGTTGGTTCTACTAACGAATTACTTAAAATGATAAAAGGAAATAAATAAAATTATGGAACAACTAATCGAACAAATGAAAATAATTATGGGTACAAACTTTGGCTTGTACTTTAAAGCGCACGGTTATCATTGGAACGTAGAGGGTCCTAACTTTGCCGAGTATCATAATTTTCTTGGCGCGTTTTACGAAGCAGTATTTAAACAAACAGATAGCATTGCTGAACATATTCGTGCGTTAAATTCATACGCACCAAGCAC